TGTAGGTCATCGCCCTCTTTGTTCTCTCTGATATTCTCTCTAGCAATCGAATACCCGATGGCCCCAACAACGGAACACACATAAGATACAGCAAAAAGTCCCATCACGAATATTATATCCGTCAAACTGATGATAGTGCTTTTTATTTTCTCAAACATATGTGGCCTTGGTGGAGCCAGCTGGAGTCGAACCAGCGTCTTACTTAGATACATTCTCAGGTCATCAAACAAAATTCTTACATATATTTATGTATAACTTGACGCAACGGTTCAAGCCAGCGATCTTTAGTTTCTCTAAACAACAATGGTTCTTCATTTTCCACTGCCATAATGATTACAATGTTATTGATGGGAATACCTGTTCGTTCTTCGTAGGCATGAGCATAGAACGCACCCTGCATAAAATAAGAGTGACACATCGACCAAGTTTTTATTCTCCTTGAAGTCTTGTAATCTATGATAGCCAGTTTTCCGTCAAACTCAGCAATCAAATCAGTTCTACCAGCCAGACCAAGTTCATCTGAATACATTGCACCTTCTGTGACGTGCACATTGTCTACTCTGTCTAGCAATGGTTTTATAGACTCAAACATCTCAACCAAATGTGGCATTGATTCCGTTAAGAAACCTTCTTCATTTTTGATATACTTTTCACATAACGCGTGGACAGCTGTACCTTGTCTTGAAGCCTTGGTGGAGATTCTATTGGCCTCCTCCGATCCAACGCGGGTTCTCCACTTCTGTATACTAACTTTGCTGAGTTCAGATAATAGAGTCGTGATTGATATATACTTATCCCCATTGGGTATGACATAGTGTCTCTTTCCATCAATGTTTTCTGTTGTTAATTCTTGCAGATCACTTCCTACATGATTAAATTTTTTCATAATATACTTAGTTAGTCATTATCCTGGAATATTAAAATCAGCCTTTGGTTGTTTTTCTTTTATATTTTTAAACTTGTCTGTCAACCAATCTGGTGTTTTTTTCGTGTGACCTTTGGATGCCACATTATCGTATGCAAATAGAGGTGCACCAATCTTCTGTTTCACCTTACCTTTAGTATAACACTTAATACATGGTTTGTCAAGAGGTTCAGTTCTTTTAGCAATGAGTAATTGGTCTTCCCACTCATATCCACAATCCTCACAATGATAATCATACGATGGCATTTGTTGTATCCTTTTCTATAATAAGTCTAGCATTACTAAACCATTTTGGTGTTCCACTATGTTTCCACACAGCAATATTGTTCTTCTCTAATATGTAGTAGTTTCGATATGCCTTGACTACATCATCATCTTTACAATGATCTGGCATACATTGAGGTGGATCTTCCCACTTCTTCTGAGCTATATTTTTCGGGGGGAATCCAAGAATCCAATTCAGTTTACTCCAAGAGGCATGAACCTTGCCATATCTTCTAGTGTATTCTTTAGACAATTCATTAAACATCAAAAACAACCAAGTGTAATGTTGTTCGTTTTCTCTCAACCATATATTACTTGGATGATTTATGTGACTCGCCTTGTACAGTTCACGTTCTAGTTTTGGGTTTGGATGTAGCCATCGTTGAATCTTATGACCATTCTTGGTTTTTGAATAGTATTGTGTGCCATCAATAACCCTATGAGTTGTTGACATTAGTTGTGCATATTCAATAAGCATCTTACAAACATGCTTATCACAGTGCATTCCTGCAGCACGTTTCCAGTTCTTACTCAAGTAGAAAATGTTCATAGATCAGTCTGCTGATAATGCGTTTGATACTTCTTCTATCAACCCCGACTCTCGCTTGGCGAAACTATACCCCTCAGAATATGATTCATCGATCAATTCTGTTAGGGCGACTTCTGCAGCTGATGTATCACCAGCGTAACAAAGTTCTAATATGTCTGTAATCGTTGTCATAATTAATCTCAATTAGAGTTAGAGTGGAGGAAAATCCCCACTCTTCATATACTATTATACAGGGTTACAACGTCTTTGTCAAGTCTTTTCTTGCTTTATTATAAAAAATATGTGTATCAATCTCTACTGTTTTACGGTGTGGGTCAGCCCATCTTGGTGAACTAATATAGTCCGCGTGATAATGGGTTGCTCCATCCGTTATGTCTATCAAGTCTGGAGTTGATAATACATAGGCAGCAATCTCACTAGACTCTCTCCACATTGCACCAGTATGTGGTTCATCTAGTTTACCATCACAATACCAACTAAATTGGCATCGATGTTTTACTGGTAATCCAGATTTATAATGTCTTCCTTGATAAACAACTGTACATACAGTATTTGGATATCGTGATGAGTTTACACGATTCATAGTGACTTGTGCTACTGCTAATTTCCCAGCAGTAGATTCTAGTGCTGCTTCAAAATATATATTTTTTGACATACATTCTAGTTCTTCTGAGTTTATCATTTGTAGAACTGTAGTCTTTCCATCTGTAGTACTTTGTAGTGGCAACGTCATTGATACTGGTTTAGATAAATTCCCTTTTGGAATCCATATAGTATTTGTAGTACCTGAATTTAGCGATGTATTAAAATATAATACAAATGCTAAAGTTAGTATTATGAATTTCTTCATATTCCTTCTTCTGATTTAGATTTAAATTCGGAAGTTTAATTGCGACGAGAGCTACGGGCGTAGCTTGTTCCATGTTCCCATGGCTCTATCATATATGCTTTGTGGTCAAAGCTGGAGTTATAAGTCACACCATCAACAGACGTTGAAAAGCGCTGATTGGAAGTATCCCAATCCATAGTTAAAGAAACTCCAAATTCACGAGCAAGAACGACCTTGATTTGATGTGGAATCATACCCACTAAATCAAAGTGTCGTAATTCAGCTTCCACCACAGAAGTCTCGCCATCGCTGGCTACTTTCTGTAGATTTACTATTCTATCCTCGATGGATTTTAGTGTTTTCACGATATTAATTTCGGAAATGTTTCTTTTACAAGGTTATAGGTTAAGCCGTTGCATTTAAGTTTTTTATCTTTTACTTGTAACAACAATTCGGCCTCTTTGGGATGAATGCTTTCTAATAGTTCTATAAAGAGATATTCTCTACGATTTGGTTTAAGATTTGGATTTCCACCCTCTACAAATAAATATAGTTTCCTCACTAGTCCGTATAAGTAAGTGGGATTTTCCGACTCATCTACTACGGATTTATAAGGGGGATTTCCAGGCGGTAAGAGAAATTTGATATTCGGGTCATAGGTGTATTTTAGTATTTCTCTTAGAGCACCATTGTTACCATGTTTGAGAAGTATCTCCTTCTTATCTTTTTTGTTTTTAGCTTTTGCAACATCCGCAAGTATGTGTACTAACGATATAGACATAATTAAAAATCTCCAATGTGTTCCATTAGATTGTTCAATCTTTTATTTACAAAGTAATTTAAGAGCTTTCCACGCACTGGATTCTGCTCATTAAACTGATTGATAATATTTATGCGAATTGATTTTGGGGTTTCATCCAAATCAACCATTGTTTTGTTCCTATGGTAGTTTCTGAGCATATCCCCTGTACAGAATTCTTCTGGTAATTTACCCCTCCAAAGGTCTAATTTCTTCTTAGTGACCGGAGTTTGTCTCTTACCTTCAGTTATGAGAACATCATCAGACGATAATATGTTTGGAACACCATCACCAGAATCCCCTCGTATAATTTTTTCATACAAGGATTCTACTGGATTATCACTTATATAGTCTTTTTTTAGAGGTGACCACTGACGCACCCCATCAAATTTCTGAAGTTGTATAAAATCCTTATCACTTGAAACTATGACCGTAGGAGTAATACGACATTCATTTGTCAATACTCCAATAATGTCATCCGCTTCAGCTCTATCAATCTTCATAACCTTATATGGAAAGTGCAATCTAAAGTCTTCTATCATTTCATGTAAAAACTCAAAAAGTGACTTCCAATCTGTGGTATCCGTTTCACGTTTGGTTTTACGATTCGCCTTGTATTCTGGAAATGATTCTTTCCTCCAATTATGAGCAGAGTCACAACAGATAATAAGACCACCGTTATCATGAGCAGCTTTAAATTGATTTTTATAGGTTCTTATAGTATTTAGAATAGTGTGACGTAAAAGATCTTCCTCTACAACCACACTACCACGACCCATTGCCATAAACGAACCGATCATCACTTGACTGAAATCTAATAATATCATATTTTTGCTGCCTCTAAATTTTCTTTTAATGAAGTTAAGAATGCTGTCCACTGATTTATTCTGGTCTTCCAATCATAGAACATATCCACATATCCCTTCTGTAAATCCAACAAGGATTGAGTGCCTGTATCTCCATAGGAGTTGATAGCACGTGCGAGGATGTGAGCATGAACTTGAACGTGTCGATCTGGATTTGGTTCATATCCATACATGAATGCAAAGTTAGATGTAGTCTCTGGAAGCGCACCAAGATTAGGACATACTACCAACTGTTTGGCGGACATCGCCTCAATAGCACAAATACAGGAAGTTTCCATGTAAGTACTTGGATATGCCATAATATGTGTCTTTTGTAATTCTTCTCTAATTGCCTCATTTGAAACTGAACCTGAATAGTGAACTTGTTCCATTCCTTCCGCCTTCTGATATACATGACGAAATTGTTCATTCATGTGTGGGCGGTCATATATGTCAAAACTAGAAAAGATTTTCAACTCAGCCTTATCTACAGCTTCACTTGGTAAGTTTTTTTTCATCAAACGCCAAGACTCTAACAGAACTTCTAAACCCCTATGTGGAGTTGAAAAATAAGTACAAGTAATTTTATCTTGTGGTTTCTCATGCACTGGTATGGGGTCTATAGCGTTTTGTATAACCACACCATGATCATAAGGTACACCAAGATAAACACCATACTGATATTGTTGCCAGTGAGAAACAAATACAATCTTCTCAAACTGAAGCATCCCATCTTTCTCTTCTTTTAGAAACTCAACTTCTGGATCTTGTGCGAGGTCATGAACCCAAAATAAACGTGGCTTGTCTTCAAGAGTTCGTTTGCGAGAAGAAATGAACTGAAAGTAATCTCTCAACTCAGGGTCTAATCTGTCAAACAACCATTTCCTCATCAACTCAGTTCCGCCCATGGCGTTTCCTACGCCTTGATCAATTTCTTCTGTTGGTGATTCATTACTAAAATCAATATTTAAACTCATAATTCTCCATTAGGTAATTCGTGTATAGTCAAGACACCTTCGGTTATCGGTTTACCATTGATGAAATCCTCTGGTTAACCACACTAACTGAAGGACTAACAACAAGTAGAATGGGAGAAAAGCGAGGCAATGGCTTTCGGCCTTGACTATACTGATATTTGTTTATAGTATTATTATACCATATTATTTCGATTTGTCAAGTTACAATGATGAATCAAATTGTTTGTCTGTTATAGCCACTGTTCCAGATTTCTTTGGAATATAATGTGGTATCCCTCTCTCCAATTTAAAATCAGATTCATTCATATCTCTTGTCCATACCATGTTAATATCGGGGTAGAATACTCCAACATCACGCTTTGGTGTGCCATCTGAATAGAACGCCATGGCCACACACATCGGTATGACTTTGTTAGTCTCATCTTCACCAGAAAACGTAGAAATCCAATCACCAGTTTTTAGGTAATATTCACAATATCGAATATATACTTTCTTGTGGTCAGCTGCATTTGATGCTTTTTGTTTCTCTTGTGGTGTAGATCTCATACTTCGTGATTTATTATTGTAATCTGAAACCATCTCTTTCGATTTACGAATCCACGACTTAACATTTTTAAAAGAATACTTGTCATCATCGGGAAGATCTAAAACCGACTGAGCTATATTCTTATATTCCGCTGGTTTCTTATTAGCCCGCATTACTGCAAGTCTATCTCTCAATTTCTGTTTCGCTTCCTCAGAAAGTTTACGTTTCTTCTTTACAGGAGCAATCTTTTTACGTTCTATTATTGTTTTCTTTTTAGCCATCATATTATCTCATAAAGGGTGTATTTCCAAGTTATCTCTTCGTTTGGTTCTATATCTCTTATAGCACCTATCCAAGCATTGTCATATTCTAATCTTACTTTAAAACAGTTTGGTGTATCTGAATGATTTCCAAACCCACCAAGTGGTGTGCGTGTGATACCTTCTGGATGTTTATCATTAGTATAATGAACTACACCAATGTAAGTTCCAACTGGTATTAATTTAGTAGCAAAAAGACCAAATCCATCAATCGGCGATTCTCTTATTGTCACATAATCTGGTAATGGTCTATACATTTTATTTTGGAGTTGGTAGTGGTATGTTCAATGGAAATTTGGAAGTGTCGTTTCCTCTCAGGTCTGACAACTTTTCACAAGTTATCCATACGAGGCCGTGTTCATCGCTATTGTATAATCTCACATAATAATCTTTGGGGAATGCCTCATCTATTTGTCTATAGAGTAGAGGATGTTTTTCGTAAAACTCCCAGCATAGTTTTTTACTCTTGAAGTGCTGGTCTATTTGTCCACTCAACGAAAATGTAAAAAGAATTATTGATGCCCACATTTATTCCTTTTCAGCATCATCTACTATTTTATCTAATACATCACTCATAGTAACTTCTTCTGTTAAAAAACTATTTTTTTGATGAATCATTGTTTCAAAAATTTTCCATAATTTTTTACATCTTGTTTCATGTAATTCGCTCAGACCAATTAGAACATTTGAAATTTCATCTTCAGTCATTGGGCCATCTGGATCATCATAAAGTCTTTCTGTTATAGCATCCAAGTCATCTTTTGTTTGCCATACATTCTGAATTTCTTCTTCTAAATTAAATCTATCGTATTTCATAATCTTCTATCTGTTAATGTTTTTATAAAAAAAGAAAGAACCATGAGCTCGTCCTTAGCCTTCGATACCTAGAACATTGGGTCTGCGAACTTCTCACGAATCGTCATCACCGCTCCAGTATATGCAATTGAATATCATCCTGAAATGACAGGGACTTAATTGCAACTCACTCACATAACATTCTTACCTCAGAGTCATTGAAGGGGATGTTACCCTAGAAGTCCACTCAACGAAGCTTCCTCCTATCTCTGACCTACCACCACCGACTCGGAATGCTTAGGTTCTAAATTCTTAGGAACTCATTAGTTCCATTTTTCTTGTTTCTAACTCAGTCACAATTTTACGAACTGTAACAAGTTCTCTATTGACCCTGTTAAGTTCAAAAATATTTTGGGTTAATTTTACTGCTCTCAATGTATGTAATTCCATACTCATAATATACTCTCTCTATAATTTATAAACTCAAAACAATGACTGCTGCTATGTAAACCATACCAAACAACATTATCGCACCAAAGATTTCTTCTATCCACATTTTCATTACGAAATTCCTATTAAAGTGTTATCTACTTCTCTCATCCAGCTCCAACCACGAAACTTGTGACTATGAAGTGAACCATGATTTACTACACCGAGCAACGTAGGTGTCACTCTGTTTCTTACTAGAGAAAATGTCTTACCCCTAGTTGTAACTATTGTAAAAGGAATATTTTTTGAATCCACGTTAAACATTACTGTAGCATTCTTGATTGTCTTTCCGTTCAGTATGATTTCCATTATGCAAACTCGTGTGAGGTTATTTCTGTAACAATGTTTGTATCGTTAAACATTCGGTGTGATACTGCAAGTTTAGATTCTTTCATACTCCAAAGTCTTGCCTTTTCTACAGACTCAAAAAGTTCTGTCTTATGAAGTTTGTCTTTGATAATTAATTTTGCTTTCCAATATGTCATAGTCAATCTCTTTTCGGGTTTGAGCGAGAACCCTTTCCTCACTCTTCACTTACTATTATACAGACTTGATAACCTCTTGTCAAGTCTTTTCTGCAATTATTTTTATTTTATTCCGTATGCTTTGGCGAGAGTTGGTATGTCTTTAAATCCGCAAGAATCCCACTTCATATAATCTTCTGAGCCAAGTTCCCAGCGAACACGTTTGTTTACCAGTAGTTCTATTCGGTTGTATTCTTTCACATCCATCTCTGATGTTCTATCAGTTACGGTTATTACTCCACCATTTTTTCTGAGGTCATTAAACCTCCACCAGAATTGTTTAGTTGATACTATTTTCATAATCAATCTCTTCTTTAATAAGTTCCATCATTTCCGCGACACTCATTTCTACTTCTTGACCGTAAATCGCATATTCAACTATTTCTTTTACTCTCTTTTCAATTTTTTCAAGTCTATCAATTTTCATGTTACACCTCAATAAATTCGTGGATTACCATTCGGCCACCAGTTGACCAATGTTTAATCATTCCTTTAATATCTTCATCAAAAGACATAACCATTTCGGAAGAGTTCATCTTTCCATCTGAACCTACAAAAAACAATCTCAATTTACACATAATATTTTCTCGTTTGGGTTTTGAGCAAGAACCTTTTCTCACTCTTCACCTACTATTATACAGAAAACTGAAATAAATGTCAAGTCTTTTCTGCATTATTTTACATTTTTTTCTAACCAGAAGCCTTCTTTGATTTCTGTCTTTTGTGTATGGCCACAATGAGGGCAATAGATTTGTTTATCCGTTAATCTAATATCTACTGATTGAGTGAATGGCGTCAAAGCATA